ATGGGAAGAGCTGCCACATGGTGGTTACAGTTTGACAAAAAAGGAAGATGATGGTGACAAACTATAAGGAAGTACCACAGATGATAACATCAGCAAGACTGATTAGTTATAGTCAACCACCAAGGGATGAAGATAAAATTATCGGCATAGATGATGTGCAAGACTTGATTGCATATTGTGCTCGTGTATCTAATCCAGCAAACCAGATGAACTCAGAAACATCTGAAAAACTTATCAAGTATTTGGTTAAGCACAAACATTGGAGTCCATTGGAAATGGCAAGTGCAACACTAGAGATTGATACTACTCGTGACATTGCTCACCAGATTGTAAGACATCGTAGTTTTGCATTCCAAGAGTTTAGTCAACGATATGCAGAACCTTCTGCAATGGGCAATGAATTTACGACACGAGAGTGCCGTTTGCAAGACCCTAAAAACAGGCAAAACTCTATTGAAATTGAACGTGACCCATCTATTCAAGACAATGCAAAGATGCAAGATTTAGTTGTTGAATGGGGTCGCAGACAACACGGACTTATTAATCGTGCTAAAGAAGTATATCAGTGGGCGATTGATAATGGTATTGCAAAGGAACAGGCTCGTGCAGTTCTTCCAGAAGGACTGACCAAGACTCGACTATATATGCAAGGTTCTTTACGTTCTTGGGTTCATTATATTGAACTTCGTAGTGCGAATGGAACTCAAAAAGAACACATGGAAGTTGCACAGAAATGTGCAGTAGAGATTGCTAAAATCTTTCCACTAATGGAGAAACTATAGTGTATAAATTTATACATGAAGAGCCTGCACAAGAAGATGTGCATGGTTTCAAAACAACACACCACACCAACAGGATTGAATTCAATGTTGATGACAATGCTGATTTGGATGAAATGTGTGACGCATTTCAACATTTCTTGATGGCGAATGGATATTCGTTTGATGGGAATGTTGAGATAGTTCCTAATGAAGAAGATGAATTGCGAGACTATAGAGCAATGCAACAGGACATTACGGAACTAAATGGTGATGGTAACAGAGAGCGTGGACGATACGGTGAAGATACACATGATTATAGTCGTAAATCTCTTTGGGACGCAACACCACAAGAATGGGATGAGGCAGCAAAGAAGTTGAAAAACTACGAAAAAATCATTAAAAATAAATGAATTTATCTGTTGACAAACAGCCCATTTTACGGTATTATAAATACTGTTACATAATGAATAATGTGAAATACTTAAACATACGAAAACATACGGAGAAAAAAATATGTCAATTTCAGCAATGAGAAACCAGAACAGTCTGGATAAACTGTTACAACAAGTCCAAAAGGATGAAGCACCATCCACAGAAAAGAAATCATACGTTGATGAACGTCTGTGGAAACCACAGGTGGACAAGGCAGGCAATGGGTACGCAGTACTTCGATTCCTACCAGCACCAGAGGGTGAGGAACTTCCTTGGGTACGAGTATGGAATCATGCTTTCCAAGGCCCAACTGGACAGTGGTTTATAGAGAACTCTCTAACCACACTCAATCAGAAAGACCCAGTGAGTGAGTACAACTCGCAACTGTGGAACTCTGGTGTCGAGAGTGATAAAGAGATTGCTCGTAAACAAAAACGTAAGTTGCAATACTTTGCAAACGTGTACGTTGTGAGTGATCCAGCAAATCCTCAAAACGAAGGTAAAGTTATGCTTTATCGTTTTGGTAAGAAAATCTTTGACAAGTTGATGGAAACGATGCAACCAGAGTTTCCTGATGAAACACCAATAAACCCATTTGATTTTTGGGAAGGTGCTAACTTCATGTTGAAGATTAGGAAAGTAGATGGTTATTGGAACTATGATAAATCAGGTTTCGAAAGTCCATCTCAGTTGAAACAAACTGACGATGAGTTAGAGTCAATCTATAAGACTCAACACTCACTCGCTGAGTTTCTTGCGCCGTCAAACTTTAAGTCTTATGATGAATTGAAGGCTCGTCTTGATGCAGTTCTCACTGGTACAGTTGCTACTGGTAAAACTGCCGCTCAAATGGTAGATGAAGATACTGTAGACTTTACGCCTACTTTCAAATCTGAATCTGCTCCAGAACCTTCTACGGTGGCTGCGGCATCTGATGACGATGATGATGCCATGTCATACTTTGAAAAGTTGGCAAACGAATAAGCATCTATGCTAGGGTAGGGGTATAACATACAGACCCATAAATAGATAAGCAACAACGGTGGTGTACATGAAACACATCAATAAATCCATCAGTTGCCGAATATAGAGAAAACCATTGATGTGGGGAAAGGGATAGAGTGCAAACTCTGTCCCTTTTTTTTAGCGTCAAATAACCATTAGTGTCAATTTCCCGACACCTTATAAATAGTTGTAAGAACAACTAGTTTGGAGGGTTCGTTATGAGATTTGTTATATTATTGACGTTAATGTTAGTAGGATTCTTTGGGGTTGCAAATGCAAACGATGTGAGTCCAAATCACATGATAAAAGAATGCTTGGATGTATGGGGATTTGATAGAGAAGAATCTAATCCTCAAAAAAGACTAGACAGTTTTGATTTTAGTCATGCCTCTGGTTGTATATCTGGTTTTAGACATGATGAATGGATGGAACGAATAGAAGAAGACAGGAAGGTAGTGGAAAGAAAACCTTGGTTGAAAGGCACTAACTGGAAGTGGGAACAACGTGCAGAATATACATGCACAAAGGAACACCATACAGGTAGAACTGTTTGTCGAAGACCATACTACATGAATTAAGGAGAAGCAATGGAACAGTATAATGATGACCATTATTTTACCAGAGTACAGAAGATTTACTTTCTGATTTGTGGTATAATAATTGCTTTGACTATGGCATATGTAACACACATATGGTTTGAGTATAGATTGGTTAATGCAGAATGGAACAGGACATTTGAATCGCCTGAGACATTTTGGATTATCGAAAAGAAATTGTAAAGATTGCTTGATTAGAGCGACTTTTTTATAAATAGTATGTATTGAGAGAAGAGAAGTATGGATGTATTAACATTTATTGGCGATGTAGGAACACCTATTGCGGGCGCTCTCGCAGCTGGATATTTCGTCTTCCTAACAATCCGATTCATATTAGCAGGCGTTACTGATAGTGTGAACACAATCAAGGGCATGATAAGTTCTTTGGATAATCGTGTTCAGACTATGAATAATGATTTGGTGAAGATAGATGCTCTGATGAGTTATGCTTTTGGAGTGAAACCTAACATTGATAGGATTGCGGCGAACGAAGGCAAAGAGGATGCGAGGCGTGATTGATGGAGTTTGATTTAGTTACTGCGATAAAGGACTATGGATTTCCAGTTATTGCAGCAGCAGGACTTGGTTACTTTGTTTTCTTCATATGGAAATGGGTTACAGAGGTTATTGACCCTGTGATTGGTGAAGCAATGGGTACGCTTATTGCATTAATTGATAGAATAAGAATGCTTGATAATGATATGATACGTCTGAATACGAAACTCTCAATGTTATTAGAACATTATAAAAAAGAAGGCAAACCCATTGATGGGGATGTTGAAGAAATATTACAGAGGTATGGATCAAGACATGAAGACGTTAACACTAACATTGATAGGAGTACTCCTAACGACAATTCCAACGATTAGTCACTCAAGTGACCTAGTCCACTCATTTGGAAGTCCATCGTTTAGCGGTATTGGACAATCACAACACTTTCTCTCTATCGCTCAGATAGAACACAATCGTAAACAAAAGATTAAGGATGAAGCTGAAGCTGAAGAACGGCGATTAGCAAGAGAGGAAGCGAACGAAACAATTAATAAATTTATTACAAATGTTGAATCTAGAATTTATGCTCAAATTTCTAAGAATCTAGTCGATAGTATGTTTGAAGATGATGGTGCTTTATCTGGTACTGCTGAATTAGAAGGTGCTACAATTTATTGGATAAAGGATTTAACAGCAGGCACCATTACAGTCACAATCACTGAAGAAGATGGTACAACTACAGAGTTGGTTGTTCCCCTAACAGGATTTGGATTCTAAATGGAACAGTTTGTATTATTTTTAATTTCAGTTTGTCTGTTGGGAGGATGTACCTCAATGGGCGCACAGGAACATTTAGATATACAACCACCCAAAACTTTTGAAAGTGGGGTACAGGAACGGTTGGAAGACCTTCCACTTCTAGATGCGCCACCCATGACAATTGCGGTGTATTCGTTTCTAGACAAGACAGGGCAGCGAAAACCTAATGAAAGGTTTTCCTCATTATCATCTGCTGTAACTCAGGGCGCAGACTCGTGGGTTATTGACGCATTGCAAAGCGCAGCAAATGGTGATTGGTTTATAGTCATAGAAAGAGGTGGACTTAACAACCTAGTTAAAGAACGACAACTAGCAAAGTCCACATATGAACAGTATGAACAAGGTGAGAACAAACCAGAGCTTAAACCCTTGAAGCTAGCTGGTTTAATATTGGAAGGGGGTATTGTCGGTTATGACGCTAACATTGTAAGTGGTGGTGATGGATTACGCTACTTTGGTGTTGGGGGCGATACCTCATACAGAACAGATCAAGTCACAGTTTCTATGAGACTTGTTTCTGTAAATTCTGGCAAGGTTATTCTAACAGTAAATGTTACGAAAACAATTGCTAGTGTAAAGGACGA